CTGCTACTGCGCTATAGGTTTGGGAGTCAGTAGATGGGAAGGTATTGGGATCGAAGTTAGCGTTGTCAAAGTGAGCATCACTAAAGTGCGTACAGTTTTGGATGTACGGACTCTTCAAAATGATGGGGTTACCCGAACGGAACGAAACAGCAAACGGTTGGTTAGAAGGAAGACCGTAAGTAGAATCGTTGTCAATCGAGTTGTTACGTGATCCTTGGTCGCTAGTAGGGACTTTCAGACCCAACATTGTGAATCCGCTGATGTAGGTGCCACTATCGACTTCCCACATGTTGTTGTTTTCAGTCGCTACCGTGGGGTGAATAAAGCAGCTACGAAGAGACTTACCAACGATAGATACGTTGTTCTTCTCAATACGAAGAGGAAGGGCCTCCTGGTAGACACCAGGCTCAACCACAACCAGTGTTCCGTCACCAGAGTTAGAAGCGTTGATCAAGGTGATTGCACGCTTAATTGTTTTAAGCGGTGACTGAGGTAGGAAGCCAGTTACACCGGTGGCGTCACTGCCATTAACAGCATCTACATAACGAACAATAGTAGTTCCGGCAGGGATGTATGGAGTACCTGAGGTCAGGACTTTCCATTCAGTCCCATTCCACATGTACAAGGCGTTAATACCTTCCGATGGGTTGTACCAGAACTTACCGACTTGTGCGTTAGTAGGTTGGCTTGTGCTTATGATTGCATCTAGGCGTTTGGCAATAGCACCAACAGTTGCGACTTTATCATCTACATCAGTCCAGGTGCTAGAATAAGCACTTGTGCTAACAATATCGGCACTTTTAATACGATCAAGATCAACAGAATTAGCAGCAATACCAAGTGTAATAGTACCATCGCCGTCATCTGTTACAGTAATACCAGTGCTATCAGCTCCAATGTCGTTAGTAATTGCAGCATCAATTACATCATCAATTTTAGCTGTGGTAGCAATAGTGTTATCATCGTTAGGCCACGACTCGCTGCTAGTAATAGTTTCAGCCGCTTCATCTTGAAAACGAGCATCTAGTGCAGCAGTAGTTGCAATTTTTGTATCACTGCTAGTCCAAGTATCAGTTGAATAAACAGTATCCTCAAAATTGTTCCAGTAATATTTTTGCAGATATGTGACAACTTCAGCCTCAGTAATATCTGGGCAAAGTGCCTCTTGAATTGCAAATCTTAGCTGCTCAAAATTGCTGTTTAGATCATTAGACCTAATTGCCGATCCAGGGTTAAACAACGACCGGATATCGTCAATGTTAGTGATCCGTCGGATTTTAACGTTAGCAGTAGTATCACTGGATGGTGGAGCCGGCGGTGCGGTTCCAGTAAACTCTACAATGGTGGGGTTTGTATTCGAGACTTGCCAAGGGTATGTACTGTCTGTCGTAAGTACTTCGCTGTATTCTTTTGTAGTTACGTTCCAAAAATAAACGTGAATTTCAGATTTAAAGACATATGGGAAATCAAACGAAAACTGTGTTTGAGACCCATTTCCTGATTTAATTGTCTGTACGGCAGAGCATACTGATGACATGATTAGTTAGTTTCTAATGTTAAGTGATTCATCGATGTCAAGGAACTCACCCTGACTACTAGCCTCTTGACGTAGCTGCTGTTGAATTTGGCGCATCTCAATAGCTGCAAACATGTCTGCATCCATTTCTTGATAAGCAAAATTTTCAGCATCACGTCTGGCTTGATTAAGTCTAATATGAAGGAAATCCCACTCTTTAAGTGACACTTCTTCAGATGTTTTACCTTGACGGCGTAGATTACGCATACGAACAATACTGTTCCAATCACCTGCATCTCGCATGATTTCTTTAATTGACCGTTGGAAATGACCTTGCTCACCCATCAACCTAAACAGTTCAGACCGTTCAGTTGCTGTCAATTTAACACCATCTTTGGTTTTAAAAGTAGTGTTATAATCATACTCAATATCTTGCAAGAATTTTTCTTCATCAGATTGTTCTGGATGGATTTTTAATGGGCTAAGAGCATTCCATGCACGCTGCAGTAGACCATAACCATTTGCTTTTTTACCAGTTACAGGGCTATATACATATGGTGCACGGTTAGAAGGATCAAATTCAATAAGGAATCGGTTACGGTTGCCAATAGCAGACAGGAAGTCATCATTAGTTTCCATCAAACCTTGGCTAAAGATACGTGACCATTCACCACGTTGACCAGCCAACGGTCCAAGACTGTTAGTAAAACCAGCAG